CATTTTGTATAGTTTGAAATTTGGATACCGTTCATCGCCGTTTTTCTTATATAAAACATTCTTTCCATTATCATCACAACACCACTGATAAATGATACGTTGGAATTCGTCAAAGGAATGAATACTTGCTTCGTCGTCAATAATAAAATCATAAATGGAACAACCGAGACGACAAAGGTCAAAACTGTAGTTAGGTTCAATACGTTTTTTTGTATTATCGTAAAAGGGACCAAAATTATATTGCGTATTTGCGTCACCATCTTTTTTGAAACTATCACTACAGTATGTAGTTCCATTATAAGTGACAATAGAACGTCCAAAATCAATTAACTTGAATATTTTTCCATATGTTGGAACAGTATAATGTATGCCTTTGTAGATATAATGTATATGTGTAATGGATGTTTCTTCATACATGATATTATTTGTATGTAAATCGTTATGTGTAAAATGAAAAGCTTTTTGTAATGTTAGCAAAATCATAATAATTTGGAACAATGCAGCAATATAGAATTCAGTATCCATATGTTCATCACTATTTAACAAACTATCAAACGTATCTTTACATTTGGAAAGAGCAATCATAATAACTGGGAAATTGTTAATATAAGCATAGAGAGGCTCTTCTTCTACACTGCTGTCATCATCACTAATTTCGTTTGATGATGCATTACTATTTTCATCTACTTCATTTTCAGATATACTATTAGAATCTTCGGTATTATTTTCTTCACTATTGTCACTATCATTTGTGTCACTTATACTACTATTGTCACTATCATTTGTGTCATTGTCGTTATTATTTTCAATAAATGTGTGTTCTTTCAAGTTGTCGGTGGTCAGTTCAAGTACTTCAGGTTCGCAAAATGATTTAATATTAATATCATTGGTATCAATATCATTAACATTATTATCTTCAGAAGGTACAATAATTTCATCAAAATCGTTTAATGATACATCATCACTAATAGATAATGCCTTTTTGTATTTCAATGTTGTATTTGTTGCTTCATTATGTAAAAGACCTTTTGAAAAAATATTTGTATGAAATAGGGAACCTATATGTTCTTGGAAAAATTCTTGTTCTTGTAAGAAATCAATATCATCCGCAATATTCATTCTAAACTGTTTTTGAATACCAGTAATGGAACCATAATAATTGACGCCGTGTTTGAAATGATACTTTTCATTCAACATATTAATTAAAGCACACGTGAAATTATCAACATAAGACGCATTGTGTATTGTTTGTAATTTTTCGTGGTAGTTATTGTTGTTATTTTCATCGTTTCCGTTGTCTTGATTAATATGGTAATATGGTTTAACAATTTTTGTAATATGTTTGTCATACTTGTATTTACCAATCATATAATGACACGGGTCTAAAAGTGGTGCATATTTAAAGAAAATATCTTTTTGGATTATTGAACCACTGTTATCAACAATAGATGTATTGGTGCATATATGATAACGATGATTAAACTGAATATTTTGACAAGAAACATCAGTGGTGGTAACACCTAAACTTAAATCGCAGGGGTTAGTAGGAGTCATAAAGTTTACATAAATTGGATTGAAATAGGTAATGTTGGATATGTCATATGGAAAATAATCTAATTCATCACACTCCCATTCTTGTAGTTGAGGACTATGATTTATAATTGTTATGTTCATTAATTTTAGCTAAAGTTCTAATAATGTATTCAAATGTAAAAATTTTGAAGATTAAACTTATAATCCAAGTGCGTTAATATATAGTTTAGATAATGTTATCATAGTATAAATACCATGACACTTGAACTTAAAAAATTTGATATGCGACATATAACATTCAAACCGGATGAGAATAAAGGTCCTGTGGTTGTATTAATAGGAAGACGCGATACAGGTAAATCTTTCTTGGTTCGCGATTTATTGTATTATCATCAAGATATTCCCATAGGAACAGTAATATCCGGAACAGAAGCGGGAAACGGTTTCTATGGTAAGCATGTACCAAAATTATTTATTCATGAAGAATATAAATCGGTGTTGATTGAGAACATATTACGACGCCAGAAGGCGGTTCTCAAACAAGTAAAGAAAGAAGTAGATACATATGGGAAAACAAAAATAGACCCTCGTGCTTTTGCAATATTAGATGATTGTTTGTATGACCAATCTTGGACACGTGATAAACTAATGCGATTATTATTTATGAATGGAAGGCATTGGAAAATTATGTTAATTATTACAATGCAATATCCATTAGGTATTCCTCCCAATTTACGTACAAATATTGATTATGTATTTATTCTTCGGGAACCATACATGACAAATCGCAAGCGTATTTGGGAGAATTATGCATCCATGTTTCCAACATTGGAATCATTCAGTGCTGTAATGGACCAAACAACGGAAAACTATGAATGTTTGGTTATTGATAATAATGCAAAATCAAATAAATTGAATGACCAAATTTTTTGGTATAAAGCAGAGAACCATCCCGATTTCAAGCTTGGGTCTAAAGAATTTTGGGATTTATCAAAGGGTATTGGTTCAGACGACGAAGACGAAGCATATGATCCGAATAAATCAAAAAAGAAATCGGTGGGACAACAAATTAATGTAAAAAAATCTAAATGGTAGGGTAGAAAAATTGATTGTAAAATCACACGAATACTATAATAATATCATATTATTATAATAATAAGCATTTGCACCATGAACATTACGCCTACTAATGAACTAAAACCTATTTTAGATGAGGTTAAGAAAAGGATACATAAGAACCATACTATTGAAAATTATGAAAATATCTTGATGCCTGTATTGTCAATCACACAATCATTAGAAGCATATGATATCATTGAAAAATTCATGATGATGAGTAATCATGACGAATATACATATTATGGATACTGGGGACAAGGAAATAAAATGTATTGCATAAACATTAATAACACATTTTACATATTTACTATAATTTCAAACTTAAAACAACAATCTATTTTGGATGATAGTTATGAAATTGGACACATATTTAAATTGGATAATAATTATTTAACTACGCTTAGGATGGATTAGTATGATTATGTACATTTGTATTTGTTTCAGTGTTTTGTTCATTATTTTCTGTTTCGTGGATTTCATCATTTTCGCTGTTTTCAATTACATTTTGTTCATTTGCCCAACTGGGAGTAGGTGAATATGGAGGACTACCAATAACCCAACTGGAAGCACGCGAACGCGGAGGACTACCATCAGGTGTTTGAGGAGGATTATTCAATATTATATTAATACCATCACCATTATCACTCTCTATACTCATATCGTCGCTATCATTAATATCATCGCTATCATCGCTATCATATTCATTAAAGTAATTTGTATTTCTGAATAATTGTCGTGAAATATTGTTTCGCTTACAAAACGTAGGTCCTAACTCCAAAATTTTGTTATATATAACATTTTGACAAGTGAATACATTTTCATAAATATGAAACACACTCATTGGTTTTTGATTATAATGAGACGTCATATATTCATTTGATGAGTGAATATTGCTATCAAATTTAAAATAATCACTACAATATTTTGGTTTATTTATATTTGTCCATCTACTATTACTTACTGCCCGTTTAATGTTTCTTCCGTAAATTGGATTATGTATAATAAATTTCACAATATTTGCTTTAAATACTGATAATTTTTGAAAATACTCATAAAATGTGAGAGAATATTTGATTTGAATGAAACAGATTAAGTAATCTTTTAATGCTTCAATAAGTAACTTCTTGGGAAATGTTTCACAAATTATGATACAATCTTTTTTTCGTTTGAATGAGCGATTAATAGCATTAATCATTTTATGTATTTCATCAACAGTATCACTTTCACTTAAATTGTTAATGTAATGTTTCACATATTGTTTCAATAAATGACAGTAATGATTATCTTTTAATTGTGATAAATCAAAATCGCTTTCAAAGAAACAGTCCATCGTTTTATTAATATACATTGTGTGAAATTTATATTGAAAATAGATGTTATACAATGTTGATTTGTCAAATATAATATTATTATATGGATTTTTTACATATTGCGGAACAACAAAAAATGCATCTCCCGCAGTAAGGTTATGTTCAAATATATTCAATAAATCTGTAATGGTAAAATAATATAACTTTTTGTTTTGACATACAATAAAACAATTTCTGGAGGTGGGGGTGATTTCAGTCATTTTCATGTCAAACGTAATATGTGGTTTATATAGTTTTCTTTTCATTACTTCGCGAAATTTTATTAGACCAAAATATACCTTTTGAAATTTATTGAATTTATCAATAAATAGTTTTTTTGTATTTTTGGATGAAAATGGCATTCCATCAATGCATTCTTTATATAAATCAAACTTGGTTATAGTTTTATATACACAGAAATCTATAAATAATCGTTTTACAATGTAATCATTGTGGCTCATATGATTATTAAACTCATTATTCAAAAGTTCATTTTCAAATTCAACATATTTATTGAACTGGTTATTGATGTCAATAAATGGATACTCCTTTTTACAGTTATAGTCATTGTAAATAATTTTATTGAATAGTGCTATACACATCTTAATGTACATAGTATAATATATTTATACTATTTACAAAAATACTTTTTTACATCTAATATGTGGTTGCTCAATCATTATCCTTGCGTTCCAACATATTTTTTAGAATCTCTTCATTGTTTGCTGCTTGCGATTCTTCGGTAGCCACTTCGCGACTTTCAAAATCAACCGTTTGAGTAACACCAACAAGGTTATCTTGTCCATCGATGCTTTGTGTAAGAAGATTTCCAGATTTTTCTGCGTTTTTAATGTTTTCTTCAATCGCTTTGCGTTTTGTTTCCCTAACACGTGCCTCAAATTCTTCCTTAGCTTTAGCTTCATTTTTCATCTTTTCATTATGTAGTTGGTTAAGCTCTTCCTCCATAAACTCTACCCGTCCAGTCTTGTATGCATCTGGGTCCCAAGGAATCCACATACCTACGGGACCTACAAAAATATCGTGATTAGGGTCAATTTCGCGCAGTTTTTTACAACGTATTTCGGCTTCTTCCTGAGTATTATATGTACCGCGAATCTTAAGACCACGAACAGATGTTTGGAATGAATGTTTCAAGTTAAATTGTTCATTTAGACGCTCTTCATTTTTGTCCAAGAATGTTTTATAATCATCATCAACGGGTGTAGATTGTAGCTTCTCGTTTTCTTCTTTAGCAAATTCTTGTAAATCTTGGATAACATTTTCAGCCTGTAGGTTGTATTTATAGGATACAAATTGAAGAAAGTCAAAAAATTTAGAAAAAGATTTAGTATAATCCCATGTTTTTACAAATTCTTCAAAAAGATAAAGCTCACGCTTTTTTAGGATTGTTTCAGGGGAAACGAATGAAAGACAAGCGAATTTTTGACCTGAAATAGGGGCATCTTCATCGCATAAATCAACGTATTTAGGATTTGGTTTTCCATCTACCATTTTACGTTCAAAAGAGGACATTATACAATATTTAGTAGTAGTATTTTTATATTTGTTTGTAAATAATTATATTTGTATATAATATATTATGAACGGTGTATTAGACTTCCAAGAACTCGTCAAGCGCGTAGTAAAATACCTTGTTGAAGGTTTAGTTGTTGCTATTGTAGCATTCTCCATCCCCAAGAAACAATTGAACGTTGAAGAAATTGTTGTCATTGCCCTTGCTGCCACAATGACATTCAGCATCCTTGACGTATTTGTGCCCGCCATGGGTCAAACTGCCCGCACAGGTGCCGGTTTCGGTATCGGTGCCAACCTTGTCAAATTCCCCATGATGAGGTAAATGGCATAAATATATTGCAAACACAATAAAAAATTAATATATTGATATTTTATATATTAATCAAAATATGAACGAAAAAGAAATGTTAATGTTTTATCACACCGCATTGCGCAATGTCGGTCTATATACATCGGTATCGTTTGCGTCTTTAGGATATAGTCGTGTATATCGTCATCAAAATTATTTTTATAATAATATCCTTATTATGGTAAGTCTTATTTTCGTTTTTATTGCGTTTTCCATTAATTACATATTATTAAATGAACTCTATGATTATTCCAGCAAAAACGATGATAGTGCGTTAGATAAATGGATATTTATTCCGGAAATTATAATGATTATAGAATTATTCTTGATGATATTAGCAATAATAACATTGTATTATCATATCTAAACACATATATCATTATAGCACGAAAATGATATTATACTGTAGGAAAAAACTGCCAATCTAATTCTTTACAAACTTCTTTCCATATCATATCTTGCTCTAATTGTTTATCCCTATCTTTCATCATAGGTATAAATGGTAAATATTGTGTCTGGTCCAATAATACACATAATTGATAGAGTGTATATGTATAATTGAAGAAATTTGTTCGGCTCGGTGGGCAATGTAGCGCCCACGGTTTTTGTATTTCAATAAACAAGACACATAATGTTTCGTGCAATTCTTCATTCATCAGTGGAGGCTTGATACCAAAAAGCGAATTAATATATTGGATATGTTCAAAGTATTTATTTAATCCCAACTTTCGCAAAATCTCTCGCATTTTATTGTAGTTCAATTCCCGCATATCTTGGATACGTTCTTTTTTGATTCGTTTTTTAATTGCGTCAATAACATCATCGGGAATCTGTGTTGTTTCCTTTGCTTGAAATTGTGCTAATATTTCTTTGAAATGATTTAATCGTATATATGCTGTATATGATACTTCATTGGGTGGTTCTTTATTAGATGGTTTATTGCTATCCACAATATAGGTAATGAACTTTCCACATTGCTGATTATTACAAATCATAATTCCTTCTTCTTCTTGAGCAATCATTTCACCCTTTTGACAAGAGTCACAAATATCGCAATTGATGATAAAATCGTTTGTAATAAGTGTTTCATTATCTACGTTTTTCCAATATTTGCGATACAACTGTTTAGATTTTCTATATTTATCTTCTTCAATGTCTTCGCTATTATTGTTTGTCTTTTTAATTTTGAAAAAACTGTGCATTGCCTTACTGTTTCGCTTGGTATTAGCATTATTGTTAATTTGTTGTTTTTCTTCAAAATAATTGAAAATAATCTTACTGTTTTCAAGAAAGTAATTCTTTTTAATGTTGGATAACCTTTTGATTTCTTGACGAATTTCATTAATCCTGTCTTTTAAATCCATAATAGTATCCACATTTGTACGTGATGTAGAACGTAATGTAATTTTTAATTCCTCTTTTTCTGTTTGTAAATTTGGAATTAATGTATCATCTATGCTTTGAAAATATGCTAACATTTCATCGTGTTTTATGTCTATAGAAATAAGCTGTGCATTTGGATTATTTGACATTAGATATTCATATATCATTTAGTTTATATTTTTTTTGGCATAAAATAATATCGTCCAAATGATGAAAATAAACTCAACCTATGGTGTATAATGACAAACATACAAAATATTATAACGGAATTAAAATCTCCGCAAAAAACAGTGGAGATCAACTCCAAACATTTTCAAAAAATGGTATTTATAACAAACGCAATAGACGATGGATGGAGTGTTAAAAAAGTAAAAGATAATTATATTTTTTCAAAGAAACACGAAAACAAAAAAGAAGTGTATCAGAAGACGTATTTAGAGAAATTTATTTTAACTAACCAAGAATTGCAACATATTTAAGAATCAACAAAAAATCAACAAAAATCAGTCAAACTCAATTTCTTGATGTAAAAGAACATTTACCAAATCAACAGGTTCGGTAGAAAAATGTTCAGATACATGTTCTTCCACTTCATTTATCCAGCAAAAATGACATATAAATATTCGCATTAAATAGTAGCATTTTTCAAAACTCATTTACTATACATATAACACTGTTGGGTTTATATGTATTTAGGAAAAGTTGAAATTAAAATTTTGTAAAAAAATAATTAATTCGTATTTTTCTGAAATTATTTTCTTTAGACATAATATATAGTAGAAAAATGGGTGGAGCTCTTATGCAACTCGTAGCTTATGGCGCTCAGGACGTCTTCCTTACCGGAACTCCTGAAATCACATTCTGGAAAGTTTCCTACCGTCGCCACACAAACTTCGCGATGGAATCCATTGAACAAACATTCTCTGGACAAGCTGACTTCGGTCGTCGCGTAACATGCACAATCAGCCGCAATGGTGATCTTGCTTACCGCACCTACCTCCAAGTCACACTCCCCGAAATCAACCAAACTTTGGCGAAAAACGCTCGCTGGTTAGATTTCCCAGGTGAACAACTCGTTTCCCAAGTTGAAATTGAAATTGGTGGCCAACGCATTGACCGTCAATACGGTGACTGGATGCACATCTGGAACCAACTTACTCTTTCCTCTGAACAACAAAGCGGATACAACAAGATGGTCGGACACACAACACAACTCACACACGTTGTTGATCCCTCCTTCGCTGCCATCTCTGGTCCCTGCGCTGGTTCCTCCGCGGCCCCCCAAACATGCGCTGCTCGCGATGCCCTTCCCGAAACAACACTTTACGTACCCCTTCAATTCTGGTACTGCCGCAACCCTGGTCTTGCTCTTCCCCTTATTGCCCTTCAATACCACGAAGTCAAGATCAACATTGATTTCCGCCCCATCGGTGAATGCTTGTGGGCGTGGACCGACGGAGCCTCTGCTCAAGCGGCCTACCAACAATCCCTTGTTGCCGCCTCCCTCTATGTTGACTACATCTTCCTTGACACAGATGAACGCCGCAAAATGGCCCAAAACCCCCACGAATACCTCATCGAACAAGTCCAATTCACAGGTGATGAATCCGTAGGTTCCTCCTCCAACCGCATCAAACTTAACTTCAACCACCCCTGCAAAGAACTTGTATGGGTTGTCCAACCTGATGCCAATGTTGATTACTGCTCTTCCTTAGAAAGCGGCTCTGCTCTTGCTGCTCTCTATGGTGCCCAACCCTTCAACTACACAGATGCCCTTGATGTCCTTCCCAACAGCATCTTGGCCTTCTCTGGACGTAACGAAGCCGCGGATATGATTGATGGTTCTGCTAACGTATTATCTGATTTACCCGGTGCTGCTACTTCTGTAGGTGGTGATGCCGCTGGATACGTCCTCCAAGAAGCCTCCCACGAAATGCACTGCTGGGGTGAAAACCCTGTCGTCACAGCGAAACTTCAACTTAACGGACAAGACCGCTTCTCCGAACGTGAAGGTTCCTACTTTGACGTCGTTCAACCCTTCCAACACCACACACGTGCCCCCGATGCCGGTATCAACGTATACTCCTTCGCTCTTCGCCCTGAAGAACACCAACCTTCTGGAACATGCAACTTCTCCCGCATCGACAACGCCGTCTTACAACTTGTCCTTTCCTCCAACACAGTATCTGGCACAAACACAGCCAAGGTACGCGTATATGCCGTCAACTACAACGTCCTTCGTGTAATGAGCGGTATGGCAGGTGTTGCCTACAGCAACTAAGCATAAGGTCTTTGCTTAGAATTTAAACTATCAAAAACTATAAAAATCATTAAATGATAAAATGAAATATTTTCATATTTTATTTTAGAAAAGGAATATAAAAGCATATATGAATTATAAGTATTAGGATAGGACACGTCAGTATGGTATCGTTTTCCGAAGAATGCGAAGCGTTGAAAAATCTATTGTCTGTGTTTGGTTCAAAATCATCAAGAAAAGATGACTGCGAAAAGGCTTTTCAAGATATCCAAGATATTATTGACAACCTTGAACATTGGTTTATGAGTGATATTATACAACTATTGATTGAACATATCAAAACAGCTATGCGTTTGGATAAAGAATACAGTTACAAGGTATTGAAGTATATTATTGAAAATCGCAAAGAAAATATCCGTATTACTATGCCATACTTGGTTCCATTTGTATGTGGTGATATTAATGATGTAATAAAAAATGTAAGTGCTATTTCAACAGAAACCTTGGAACAACTTTTATATTGTAGTAACAATAGTGATTTGGATGTGTTTATTCCAGTGGTGTTGAAGGGAATGAAAGACCCCAAGACTATTTATGACGCAATTGAAAAATTGGCAAGTTGTGTATTTGTCCAAAATGTGGAAGCGCCCGCCCTTTCTATTACAATGCCTATTATTATGCGTGGATTAAACGATAAAAAAACAGCAACACGTCGTCTTACATGCGTAATTATTGACAATATGTGTAAATTGATTGAACATCCCAAGGAAATTACCCCTTTTTACACTGATTTGAGAAACGCGCTTGGACGTTGTAACGACGCAATGAGTGATCCGGAAGCTCGCAAAGTATGTGAGCGTGCAATGAGTACATTGAAAGAATGTTGTTTGGATAATGAAAATGTGAATTTTTTCAAAAGCGTGGATGATTTCAAAGATATGTTGAATAAATCCCAAGAAAAATATAGTATTCAATTATCAAGTGACAAAAACAATGATTTGGCAATATTATCTACCAATATGTGTAATAGTCATTATTTTGAGAAAAATGCTTGGAATGATGTATATAACAAATATGGTGCGTCGTCTTTAATAGACGAACTATATGAATACGCAAAGAGTACATTTATTGTAAAGGAAAACATCTTTGAAGATAACGAAGAAGGCAAAGATTTATATAAAGGCGTGTTTTCTCTTGCGTATGGTGCTCTTACACTATTGAATAATACACATTTACATCTTAAACAAAATCGTTTTTATGGTCTTCTTGGTCCTAATAATTGTGGTAAGACAACACTTATGCGTGCAATTGCAAATGAACAAGTGGAGGGTTTCCCTAAGAAAGAAGAACTGCGAACAATTTTCGTAGAACACGAAATCCAAGAAATGGAAGTGGGCGAAGATGAAAAAGGATTTCCCATATTAAATATTGACTTGTGTGGTATTGATTGGGTTGTTCATTGCTGTAATGTTATTTATCAAATGGAACCACCCGTTACACCTGAACAAGTTGAAACAGTTATGCAAGACATTGGTTTTGGATACGCAAAGAAGGATATTGGTAAAGATAGAGCTGCGGATATGGGTATGGGAATTACCACATATTCTGGTGGCTGGAAGGTGAAGATGCAATTGTGTGCTGCTACACTAATGAATGCGGATATTCTTATGCTTGATGAGCCGACGGGCCACTTGGACGTTACCAATATTGCGTGGATTAAAAATTGGTTGAAGGATTTTATGGCTGGGGGTGGTTCTATTATTGCTACATCTCACGACTCATCCTTCTTGAATGAAATGTGTACGCACTTGATTGATTTTCAAAACCGCAAATTGAAGATGTTTACTGGTTCTCGGGGAAATGTACTCCAAGATTTCGTAGAAAAATATCCCGACAAAAAGAAATATTTTGAGCTTCGCAATGATGTGGTTAAATTCAAATTTCCTGAACCTGGACAACTTGAAGGTGTAAAGAGTAAATCAAAGACATTGTTGAAGATGAATGATGTAACGTATCAATATCCAACACGTGATACACCGACGATTTTTGATATTAATTTGGAATGTTCGCGTGTGTCTCGTGTAGGTGTTATTGGAGCAAATGGTGCAGGTAAATCAACAGCAATTAAAATTTTGATTGGTGAATTGAAACCGCAAATTGGTACTGTCACGAAACATCCGGATTTGCGTATGGCTTATATTGCTCAGCACGCGTTTCATCATCTTGAAAAGCATTTACATAAAACCCCTACCCAATACATTATGTGGCGTTTTGCTGGTAATGAGGATAAGGAAGGGTTGGATAACATTAATAGTGGAGAAGTAAATGAAAATGATGTAAAGAAATATTATTTGGCAACAACAGATGTGGAATTGGAGTTGAAGATGTGCGAAACAACCGGGGAAGAGAAAAAGGCGGTGTTTCCGGAAGCGATTTCTGCTCGTCGTGAAAATAAAAAGTTGAAAGTGAAGGAATATGAGGTGAAATGGAAGGGAAAGCCGGAAGAAATGAAGATGTGGGTGCGTCGCGAAATCCTTATTAAGATGGGTGCTATCAAATTGGTTCAACGTCACGACGAGAAGGAGGCAATTATGGCAGGTTTGGCGTCAAAGACACTTACTACAAAGGATATTGAAAAGCATTTTGCGGATTTTGGTATTGACCCGGAACAAGCAAATCACACCCTGATTAAATCGCTGTCTGGTGGTCAGAAAGTAAAGGTTGTTCTTGCTGCGTCATTATGGCAAAACCCTCACTTGGTGATTCTTGATGAGCCTACGAATTATTTGGATCGTGATGGTCTTGGTGCATTAACATCGGCTATTCACGATTTTGACGGAGGTGTTGTGATTATTTCTCACAACAAAGAATTTACAAATGCTGTAACGAGTGAGAAATGGATTATGGAAAAGGGACGTCTTCGTAAAGAAGGTGAATCCGTTGAAAAGAAGGAAGAAGGTAATGGTGAAATCAAATCCAAAGAAGAAACAGTGTTTGATTCATTTGGAAATGAAATGAAGATTGAACGTAAAGCGGTTCTTACAGATAAGGAGAAAAAGCGCGAAATCAAGTCTATTCAAAAACAAATCAAGGATGGAAAAAAGAAGAAGACATTGAGTGATGATGAAATTGCTGAACTGGAGGAAAAATTGGAACAATTACAAAACGAATAATTGGAGGTAAATACTTTGAGGTAAATACTTTGAGGTAAATACATATAAATAAATAACGAATATTGATACTATAACATTTTATAGTATTAATGACAACATTACAAAATAAATTATCAAACACGCAAAATGATTTGCTGTTACAAAGTTTGATGAATTATTATGATGATACCAACAAATTGGATAAAATAATCAATATTATTAATGGAAATTCAACTGTGTCACTACGTATCATTGATTGGTTTGTAACCAATTATTCCAAAATGAATTATGTAGTATATATGCATAATGATAAGCGGTTCAAAGTTTTCCACGAATATAAGTTAAAATTAAAAGCATACTCAAAGAAGCGTTTTGACCCCTTTTGTAGGTGGGAAAGAATCACAATTCCATATAACGACACTCATAATATGGAGACAACAATAGGACAATTGAATTTTTTCAGATGGGCATTGGATTACGGTATTATTGACTATATTGAATCCCATTATAATACCATTGAGGAAGATATGAACCAACGTAATAGCACGTCGCGAAAAAAAATACATAGTGTCACTACTGATAACTCAAAAACGCGAAAACGGCGAGAAGAATTGTCCATATCTGCTTGTAAATGTGTAAAACGAGAAGATGTTCATATTGTAGTAAAATTTCAATAGATTGATGTATTGTTTTTTATATATTTGATAATATATTGTTTTTGATATGAATTGGACAATGTGACTTAGAGTACAAAATTATAAATCTGTTTAATCCATTTTTCCATATATGTGATGTTTGATTCACTACATATATCGTTCATATTATGATCTGTATCTACAATAAGCATATTTTCCTTATGTTCGTAATTATTAATCCATTCTTCGTGGTATTTATGACATTTTTGTAAATATTCCAATGGGATTCCTTCTTCTCCTGATCTATTACGCTTATTAATACGTTTTTGACAAGTTTCAGGACATGCATTAATGTAAATGAGACCTTTTGTAGGGAATTCATCTTTATATAAGTCATAAAACTGTAAATACACCTTATAATTAATTGTTTCTATTTTTCCATCATCGTGGAGCATTTTCGCAAATATATTATAATCTGCTTCCAGCGAACGCTCACAAATGATGATTCGTGCGTTGGGTTTTTTCTTCATTTCACCCTTCATCTTCAAAAGACGTGTTGCAAACGCCATCACTTGAAATGAAAATGCATATTTATCTTGGTTTTCATAGAATTTTGTCAACATATTTACCCCATTATTATCCTGAATAGTTTGCCACATGTCAAGAGGTTCAGATACAAAGATAATGTTCTCATCATTTACCAGTTTTTCCTTTAAATATTCAATGAGCGTTGATTTTCCGGCACCAATATTACCTTCAATGGAAAATACTTTGTAGTCCTGATAGTGGTTCATTATATATAATCTATGTATTTTATAATAACAAATTATACATATCCAATCCTTTCAATTTTTAATGCTTGTGAAGGTTTATATTTTAATATATCAAGGGTATCTGTTGTTGTTTTAAAGTATTCTGCACCGTATATATCCTGCAAACACAACCATTCAAACATTCCACCACGATAGATATATAAATGTCTAAATCCAATCTTTTTGAGTTGGTCTATTTTATTATCCACTGTTTCGTCATTACAGTTCATTCCATATACTACAATGTCACGGTCATACCTGTAGTTTTCAATGAGTGAATTAACAATAGATGTTTCTTCGCTTATAGACAATGTTTTCCATATAAGACATTGCTGTTTATCCGCATCCATTGTGTTTATAAGTATATAATTGTCATTGTGAATAACTTTTTGAATATCTTGAAAATTAACTTGTTGTATAATAATATTTTTGTTGAAAAATGATAACATTTGGTCGTTGATAGTGTATATTAAAATCATTTTATATTTGTGTCATTAAAAATTGATTGTAAAATATACTTTATTATATGATATAAATATATTTACACTATACAAAGATATGGACCTCCGACAAATTAAACTATCTAAGCAAGAATGGGACAGTATTGAAAAGCCAATATCTGACGAAGAAAAGGAAATTCTTAAGATGATTAATAACGGGTATGACAATCCCAAGGTATATTTTAACCACCACAAGTCATTACTATCATTTTTGAAGATGGATACTAATGAATCCTTTCATCATTATTTGTATGATAAATATTTTAAATCACATATCCAGAAAATCCAGAAAAAATACATCAAAAATAATGAAATTACTATTCAGTTTGATACACACTCCAAGTTGAAACGCCTTAACAGTGCAGATACAATTCGGATTAAAAATTTTGACGAGACGATACAAAAGAATGAAAAAAAAATATTTGAGTTTATATTGATAGAACTATGTCTTAATATTATGAAGTATATTTCAAAAGGAAAGACGAATTATGTATCATATTTATATACACTGATACACATTAGAAAATCATCCATTGTAAATATCAATACATATGTTCATTCGTTTGCTGGGTTGGTTATTGATTATGCATCACAGAATGTGAATAGTCACGACATTTTGAAGAATGCTCCATTGTTTATAGAGAAGAACGAATATTTGATGAAGTATTCCGACAAAACATTGTATAGTCATCAAAAGCAGATTTATAGTATATTCAAAAACAATAGATCTCCCAAACTGGTTTTGTATTCAGCACCTACAGGAACGGGTAAAACGATGACACCCATTGGTTTATCTAACACATATCGCATCATCTTTGTATGTGTAGCACGTCATATTGGTCTTGCTCTTGCCAAATCCGCTATTTCATTGGGTAAGAAAATTGCATTTGCGTTTGGATGCGAAAGTGCTAATGACATCCGCCTTCATTACTTTGCGGCTAAGGAGTATACTAAAAATTATAAAAGTGGTGGTATATACAAGGTGGATAATAGTGAGGGTCAAAATGTGGAGATTATAATTTGCGATGTGCGATCATATTTGGTTTCCATGTATTATATGAAAAGCTTCAACGATACGTCCAATATCATCACATATTGGGATGAACCGACAATTACATTGGATAACCCGAGTCACGAACTACACGAAGTGATACATAAGAATTGGAGCGAAAATGTTATACCGAATATGGTATTATCGTGTGCTACGTTGCCGGAAGAAGAAGAAATTATGCCGGTTATAATGGATTTCAACATGAAGTTTGGAAGTAATACAACTATTTATCATATCAACAGCAATGATTTTAAAAAGTCAATACCATTATTGTCAAAAGACAGTAAGTGTATGCTTCCACACAATATGTATTCTGATTATTGTGATATAATTAGATGTGCTGACTATGTGTCAAAACATAAAACATTGTTGCGATACCTTGACCTTCAGTGTATTGTGGATTTTATCTACTATATTCACGAACAACAATATATTGATGCATCCTATACAATTGATGAATACTTTGGCAATGATATTTCAAAAGTGACGATGATTTCAATCAAAGAATATTATTTGTTGTGTTTACAAAATATTTCCGAAGAACATTGGTCACGTGTATATAATGGATTGAAACAAGGACAACAATACAAATTTCAGTCGTATAATATTACTCGGACAACATCACTTCCAGATGAACCAACAAAACCAAGCAATAGTTCTTATGAATTGAAACGGACACAGAGTGTTTTCAAGGAGAATACATCAGCAACACGTAAGCGTACTGGTATTCTATTGACGACAGAAGACGCACATACGCTTACAGATGGACCTACTATATACTTATGTGAAGATGTCAAGAAAATCGGTTCGTTCTATTTACAACAATCACATATTCCAGTGCCTGAATTTGATAGTATTTTGAAAAAGATTAATGCAAATACCATTTTATCCAAGAAGATTGATGAATTGGAACGTGAGATTGATAGAAAAGAACAAATGAACACAAATGACGATGATGCCAAAGTGAAGTATAAGAAACACGTGGATAATGAAACACGAAAAATGATTAATGATGTAAATAAACTACGATCACAAGTGGTAACTACGTCATTGGATAGTGTATATATCCCGAACTCAACGCAGCATCAAGAAAAATGGGTAGGTACAGTGTCCAGTTCGCCATTTCAACCACGTATTTCTGAAGTACACGTAAAACGAATTATGCTTTTGACAATTGATAATACTTATAAGGCATTGCTTTTACTGGGTATTGGAGTGCTATTGGAACAAGACCATAAAGAATATAATGAAATTATGAAGGAAATGGCGGAAGAACAGCTGCTATTCATTATTATTGCATCATCAGATTATATTTATGGTACGAATTACCAATTCTGTCACGGTGTAATTGGAAAGGACCTTGAAAATATGACACAACAAAAGACATTACAAGCACTGGGACGCATTGGCCGAAATGGTATTCAACAAGAATACAGTATTCGTTTCAGAAATGAAGACATTGTATATAATTTGTTTAAACAAAATGATGACAATATAGAAGCGACTAATATGAACACGCTATTTACAACTGATATGGAATAGATATAGATGATTATAGACAAATCATAGACAAATCATAGACAATATAATAAAAACACTGTTATATTTTTATTATATATAGATTATTTCTCATATATTACATCATCTCATATGCAATGGTAACTTCAAAATTAGAATCTTTTGCCTATTTACAATACTTTTTTATAGTCTGTAGCGTATGGATTACCTTTCAACGCATCCATAATAGACATATCATTGCGGTCATTGTTAATACCATCATAGAGTGAATTATTATTTGACGCAGATATACCAATAGTATTTACTGAAGGTGCTTGATATGGCATTGTGGCTGTCAATGGACGTTCGTTTTTGAGTGCTTGATCGCGAACAGCGGGTTTCATATTGATATTGTGGTTTGTCAATTTCATATTTCCGGGAACCATACGTCCTTTAATAGTTGAGCTCTTGATATCATTGTTGCGTTGGTTGTATTCAGCTTGATATGAACGCATTTCTTGTGTTCCTTGCGAAGCACTGGAACCACCAGCATAGAAGAAATCACCTGTTTTGGCACGTGTAGTATTAGCTTGTTGATGCTCTGTAACCATATACGCATCACCATTTTGTTGGCGATTAATATTCATATGGAATTTTGATTTTTCCATTGTTTCACGATGAGTTGTAGGTGCCTTTTGTGCAGGGTCATATACATAACTTTCCGGAACGTGGGTAGATGCGTTTTGGTAAGGGCGCATATTTTCAGATGTATCTTCTTTGCGTGTAGGACGAAGCATATCCATTAATGGTGCAACTGCTGCATTTACAGAGTATCCAATAGAACCAAAATAATTGGTTTCGCTACCTACAGAACGGTTGTTAGGATAAGCATTTTTTCCTTGAATACCATAATCACCAGTAGTTGGGTTTGCCTTATTGTTGGCACCCGCAACACCGAAAGGCTTGGGTCCCAAATCAATGTGACGGGATTTTTGGACTTGACCGGGTACATATTCACCGCTATTGTTTCCCGCAGTACCTTTATATTCACGTCCAGTTGTTTTACGGTTTGTAAAACGGTCAACTTGTATAGAACGACTTGTTTCGCCTTTTTCTAAACCTCCTGTAGTAAACCAACGGTCAGGTCCATTTTCATAATGGCGGTCAGGGCGATTTTTTTCAAATTTACCTTCAGTTCCAATATTTTTTATATGAGATACAGCAGGACCTTCTAATCCTAATGTAGAAATTCCACCCGCACGTGGATTATTGTCTGTGCGTAATTGGTCTACTGTTTTGGGCTTCCAGCTATCACGTTCCATCATACCAGAGTTAAACCCATTTCCACCTTCAGTGCCATACCCCAGTCCTAAACCGGGTGCAACTTGCTCTTGCTTGAACGGTAATGTATTTGCCATTTTCATACTGGCATTTACACGAGATTGATAGAAATCATTTTCGTTGGGAGCACCGTGCGCCCATTGATAATTTTCATTGGGTTCAAACAAAGGTGCTTGTTCTTTTTTACTAATATCTTGGGAACCTGCTCCTGTATAATTATCTAATATAGATTCAGCAGTATTTTCATCTAATACTAAAGCATGAGATTTGGAGCCAAAATAGGGAACCATATTATTATGCTGAAAATAGTCGGACCCTACCTTATCTCCAGTAAGGGATTGATAATCACCGTCATTACTGCTATAGGTTGACAACCCATATTCATTGAAATATTTGTCTGTATATGCTCTTCCAGAATATTTATTTACAGTAGATAATTGTGCTGTTTTGGGTTCTTGATTACCTTGAAAATCTTCTTCGTAATTTTTGTCGGCAACATTTACGTTTGGCAATTGGGTAGTGTTGAACCCTTCTTTCTTTTTTGTATTCTTATTTACGACATATAAAGAACCTAATGCGAATAAAGGAACTAATGCTTCCATATTTATATATAGTTATATAAAATAACTATATATTTTTCAAAACCTATTTACTTTCCTGTGTAATTATCTTTTACTAAAGTGCGAGAACTTGAATTCACATTAATATCTTTTTGCAAATAAGATTGGGGATTCACAAATGGCTTTTCCCAACGATTTTGTTGCATATCTACATACATCCACGCTGGATGAGTATAGCGTGTTTCTTCTACAAAGGGTTGTTCTGTGGTGTATGAGCGTGTATATGTTTGCGCCTTATTGTCTTCATAATTATTTAAATTTACATTATCGCGGTTTAATGTACGACTTAATCCCTTTAAATCACTTTCAAGATTTACAGTATTATTGTGCAAATTAGCACCCCATTTCTGCAATCGGATATGACTATCTTCTAAAAATGGCATTTGGGAACCTGGACCAGGAGTATTTAACATATATCTTCCTACAAAACTACTTTCTTCAATTTGTTTTTTTACTCGGGCTTCATCATCATGGAAACGTGTGAATGACATTAGTTATTATATATTGCGAAAAAAAATCAAAGTTCTCCAATCAATTATTAATACATTGATATATAGAATACATTAAATATAGAATATAGAAATTCCAGAAATGCTATGTCTAAATATGATTGTGAAAAATGAGTCTAAAATTATAACACGATTACTCGAAAGTGTAGTAGATTACATTGATTGTTATTGTATTTGTGATACAGGTTCAACTGACAATACAACAGATATTATAACCTCTTTTTTTAAATCACGTGACATAAACGGTAGTATAATCCATAAAGAATTTGTTAATTTTTCATATAACCGCAATTGTGCATATCATTATGTTTGTCACCATATGGATAATGTTACCCACATATTGTTTTTAGACGCTGATATGGTTTTCAATACATCGCTATCTAAACAAGAATTACAAAATTTGTATATTCAATACGATGCGTGTTATTTGTATCAAGGTTCTCTAAATTGTCATTATAAAAATGTTCGTATTGTGAAAAAAAATCCTGAATATAAATATATTGGGGCCACCCATGAATATTTTGATTTATGTAACAGTTTCTATATTCATACGATTAGTGATGATTTGTTGTTTATTAAAGACGTTGGAGATGGTGGTTCTAAAACCAATAAGTTCCAGCGAGATATTCACCTTCTTATAAAAGCACTAAACGACGAACCAAATAATTCTCGTTATGTATTTTACTTGGCAAACAGTTTCAAGGACTGTGGAGATTTTGACAATGCTATTAAATACTATTTACAGCGAATAAATATGGGTGGATGGATACAAGAAGTATGGTGTTCATACTATTATATTGGATTGTGTTATGATTCTCAAAACGATGATAAAAATGCATTGTGGTATTGGTTGAAAGCTTTTGAAGTATTTGATAAACGTATAGAGAACCTGTATCAGATTGTGAAATACTATCGTATATGTTCTCAACACGAGCTTGCATATAGTTTTTATTTATTGGCAAAACGATGTATGAATTCCATTACTTTAGAAAGTCATCTGTTTTTAGAGAAGGATGTGTATTTGTATAAGTTGGATTATGAGTATTCCATTTTTGCTTTTTATGTAAATATGCGCGATAGTGGAATATATTGGAAACTCATGCATAATACAATGGTGGATGTAGTTACATACCAAAACATATGCGAGAATTATAGATATTATAATTCTATCCTTTCTGAAAAGTGCGACGTCGTACAGAATATTAAGTGTCCCAGAATTCCTGGGTTTTATCCAAGTTCTCCGTCCTTTATTATGCATAATGGAATAATGAAGGTCAATATCCGATATGTAAATTATAAAATAAGGGATGACGGTTCTTATGAATATAACCCACCCATTACAACTAAAAATATGTTAATGAATTACAATGTTGATACCAATACAACAACAAATTGTATGGATGTGTCATATGATGATTCTTATGATAATCAACTCTATTGTGGGAACGAAGACGTGCGTTTATTGTTATCATCTAATGGAGAGTGTTATTATTCGTCTAATATTGGATTTGAAAATGGAAATATTGGCATACATATTGGAAAATACTGTTTGAATCAAGGAGCATTGTGTGGAAATCACGTTGTGAGTCCGATAAACAACACTGTGGAGAAGAATTGGGTTTTATTTGAGAAAGATGGGGATATACAAGTTATATATACTTGGCAACCACTTACAATTGGAACGCTATGTAATAATGAGAATGATTATATATTTGTAGAGAACCACGTTTCAAATGAGAAAAATCATTATTTAAATGATTTGCGTGGCTCAACCAATGGCATATATGTAGATGGATATTGGTGGTTTATTTGTCATAAAGTATTTATGTGTAACGGAAAACGGAAATATTATCATATTCTTGTTCGTATGGACCACACGTTCAACTTGTTATACAGTGAGTATTTTGTATTTGAAAATATGGATATTGAATATTGTTTAGGTTTAGTGTATTGTGATGACTGGTTCTATATTGGATATAGTATGAATGACAATAAT